TTCCATTGTGCCTACCTTGTAGGAGTCAGGAAGGGGAGCGTCGGTCTCCCAGAATTGGATTTCTTTTTGGATGTATAGCATAATCAATTTAATTTTAATCCTTTACCGCCATTGTATAATTGATTTATCTCACTTCTGGATAATATGCGTTCAAATATGGAGACTTCACATATAAGTCCATTATATGATCGTTCGGTTACTGATGTGAAAAATATATCATCCAGACCTATGTAGAAGTGAGAACCTTCGTAGAATGGATCATTTATTGTCTTAACAAGTGTAGCATTTTCGTAAACACTCATCGTGTTATTATCGTAAGTTACCACATAATGACACCAAACATTGAATTTATTGGTTGTAATATTAATTCCATCATTAATATTTTGAATGTTCTTATACCTCATTTCAAGTCCATATCCTTCTCCGTCTTTTATTCGGCTTACTATAATTCCTCCGTATCGGTCTACTGATTCGTTATACTTTTTAGCCCACAGGGAAATACTATATGCGTTTTTCTTTACATATCCCGTTGTCGGTATCCTAATTCCAGAACCGTTTATAAAATACGCAGATTTATTTCCTGTAAAAATGCTATCGTCTTTCCATTGTACATTGTTTTTCAGCTCGCCTAATACCCCATTGACACATTCATACGAATCACCGTTCAATGGAAAGTAATACTTAGCATTCCACTGATTGGAAAAATCGGATTCGGTATCTTTTCCCGTCATCACCCGTCTCTTCATCTTTCACCTCCTTTCCTTTTTACACCCTTACAACCATAATCCCGTGTTCTTTCTTAATCGAAACGCCAGCTGTCTTGCCGGCTTCAATCTCAATGCTTGCCTCGTCCGACTGCCAGCCTGAACCGTTCGGGATGGGCTGGGTAATGGTAGAGCCTGTGTTGTTCTTAATCGACAAATAGAACTCCTGCATCTCCGGGACACTGTTTATGTCGGCAAAGTTGATGGCTGCCGGGTTGTTTGCTGCGTAGGCAAATCGTAAGTTATACGGCGAAGAGGGAAGCTGCCCGATGTTGGATACGTCGATGTATTCCTTCAGGCGGAGTGAATCGGTTACCTTCTGCTTCTCCTCGTTGCTGTAATTATTATCCGTATGGACATACGCGGCATCCTTGACCGTGTGGTCGTCATTCTGAAGCTGGGAGAGCTTGGTCGGGATGCTGTTCTGAACATTCGCGATGCTCTGATTCAGCCCGGCGATAATCCCTTGCAACGTCTGTGTGTCCTCTACGTTGGCAAGGAAAGCAATGATCTCGTTAAATGACTCGATGGCACTCGATGCGTCACCCGAAACGAGCGTGTTGACTTGCTGCTGCAAGGCTGTCAGCGCGTTCCTGATTTCCGTGTCGTCGTAGCTTTCCCCGTCCTGTCCTTCGGCTACCACACCCGTATCCTCTTCGCCTATTTTCCAATGCTTGGTTTCCGGATCGATCGAAGGAACCGGAGCATTGTTTCCCCGAAGGTTCGGGGTGTCGAACTTACCTTCAGCCGTCGTGATCGTCAGGATATAGGTCGTGGCATCATTCGTTTTAACCGTGACCTTCACCTCCTGCATGACGGCCGGCAGCTGGGCAAACGTATGAACGCCATCAGCCAACTTCATGTTGAATTTACCGTTTTCCAAACGTTCAAATAACCAGACTGATGCAGGGTAGACGGTTGCGTTATCGGCCCATTCAGCCGTCGTCAGTTCGATCTGTTGATAAATAAATGCACCTTTCTTACTCATTGCTTAAATATCCTTGTTTTATCGTTCGTACTGATTCATTGTAATAATTGGCTCCTGTCAGATAAACATTACCGGGCAAGGCTGTACCGCTGCCGGATTCCTTCCACGAAGCTTTTCCCCCGGCAAGATCATAAAGCCGGTAGAACACATATTCGCCATCTTCCGCTACACGTACTTCATCGCCGATACGAAAATTGATGGTTGTACCGTCGGTATTGACATAGCTCAATGTACTTTCGTCCGGGATAGCCTCCAACGTCGGGATCTCCGGTTTGTTCTTGATGTAGTTCTTATTGACAGGATCGGTAACGTTCCAGTCGGGTTGCAGTCCACTGATGACTCCTTCGGCGGCTTCGGCTGCACGATTGGCGCGGTCGGCGGCTGTGTTGGCCTTGCCGGTTGCGACTATGGCATCTTCCTTTGCTGTATTAGCAGCCAAAGCAGCCGTATCCGCCAGTCCTGCCTTTTCATTGGCCAGAGTAGCAGCAACATTGGCTGTATTTGCCGCCTTGTCTGCATTTTCTTTTGCCGTGTTTGCGGCCAAAGCTGCATCCGTCGCCGATTTTGTAGCAGTCTCGGCAGAAGCTATGGTATCATCCGCACGCTCTACAGCCGCATTAGCATTTTCAGCGGCAGTTGTAGCCGAGGATGCTGCTTCATTCGCTTTATCCGTTGCGGTATTGGCATTTAATGTTGCCGTGTCAGCCTTTCCTGCGGCATCATTGGCCTTTCCTGCGGCTATATTGGCTTCAACAGTTGCTTTATCTGCTTCTTCCTTTGCCATATTGGCTGAAGCTGCTGCGGTATCGGCATTCTCGGCTGCGGTATTGGCTATACCGGCTTTTTCCTCCGCCAATGCAGTGGCAGCAACAGCCAATTTGGTCGCTGCATCAGCATCTCCGGCAGATTGAGTTGCTTGACCAGCTGCGGCATTTGCTAAAGCTGCGGCATCATTTGCAGCCTTGGTTGCCGCCTCTGCGCTCACTTTTGCGGTGTTTACATTCGATATAGCAGTATTAGCTTCCTCCTTAATTTGGGACATCTGTTCACTAACCTCTTTTGCCGCATCCGTTGCCGGCTTCATAAGTTCGGCCTTATCAGTCTCTGTCAGATCAGAAAAATGCAGTTTCAATTGATCCACTTCTGCTGGTGTCAGATCGGAAAACTTCATTTTCAATTCTTCACGGTCGAAAATATCCACGTATGCACTATCCGGCTCACCTTCGTATTTCATTTGAAGCGTACCGTTCAACTTTCGAAAAACCGGCTTCTCTCCTTTCGGCCCACGAATTTTCTCAATTTCCAACAGATTCTGCCAAGCTCCATTAGCTCCTTGTTTCCAAAGGATGTATTTATCGTTTATCCCTAAAAACGCACTAAGGCCGGGATCGCCCTGTTTACCTTTCATTGCAGAGGGCAAAGCACGCTTAGGTCTCCCACCCTGAATGATCAGGATCATATCATTATCGGTTATTGTTCCGGCTGCCGGAAGCAAATTAGCCCTGATTATTTCAAATTCTTCTGCCATATCAATTGAAAACTATTATTCTACCTTGCTCATCTGCCAATAACCCCAAATCCGGATCTTTCAGCACACGGTAACGAACATCACCGCCGGCATCTATCCAACTCACCACGGGGGCAACAACAGAAATAGTGAATCTTGCTCCTATCCGGTTCTCCTGCCAGACTTCCACAGAAAAGGACGGGCAATCAGTATAGTACACCTGAATGATACCATCCAACGTCTTAATATATAATTCCTGATTTCCTACACCGGATATCTGGCTAAAGAATGCCCGATAATTATTCAGAAACTCTTCCACACTGCCGGCCAACATCCAAAGGGACAGTTTTATTTCCCGATGCAGGGTTTTGATTGTCGAAAGGTCTACCGTACGGCCATCAGTGAACGGCGCCTTAACCGCAGGATATTTCAAGATGTCCTCCTGGTTATCGTCCGATCCTATACCGAAGTCTGCAAAGTCTATCCCATTAATCGCATACTGCCCGCGAAGCCCGATACCGCCGGCCGGAGTTGCCGGATAAATGGCATGATTGTCCTCGACAAAAGAAAGTTCAAACACAGATACGTTCTCCCCTGCATTAAATGGCACAGGCTGTTCGTGAGAAGAGCCGGCATTGAAGCGTAAGCGGTTGGTCATACCGGCAATAAGATTGAATTCCCGATAGCTCGGTGCGGACAGATCAGCAACAAACTTTCTATACCCAGACCAGAACTGCTCAAGCGTTTCTGCCTTCATGAGGAATTTCAACTTGACGGTCTTAGGTTCGAACTCCACAACCGAGAGATCGGGATCGATTCCGTCGGCTTCCGCCCAGTTGTTATATTTGACTGCCTTACGTTTGGGGTATTTCAGAAGATCATCAAAAGAACCTTCCAATAATTTACATCCCCATTCAGTATATACGTCTTTTCCGTCTATTGTCATAATACACGTGCTGTATGGTCTTTATGAGTTATTACCTTACCGCCAGCGTTCTTTACGAACACCACGGCATAGTTACTCGCATGGATCTCGGCTTCCGCCCTGTGCATCAGGATCACGTTGTAGCGGCCGATCGTATCAAAATGAAGGATTGCCTTGGAACCGGCCAAGAATACCTTCACCGGATTCGTCAGTTTCACGTCCGTCTCGATATAGATTCCCATGCTTTCGGCCTTCTTGCCCCGGAACTCTCGTAATTGTTCCATAGACGGGAAATTATTCTTCGTGCAGAACTCCGTACCCTGCGGTGTCAGCAGAAGGCGCATAAGCTCTTCTTTGTTTTCCGTGCCATGCAACAACCGGCAGGCACCTAACCGGTTTGCTATCTCAAAAAACTCTTTATCCATAATGCTACATTTTTACTTTTACGTTAATAGTACCTTCCAAGGCATCAACCGTGCCTCTGGTGTTCTCCGATATCTTACCGGCAACCTCTTTGATCTCTCTCGTATTCTCGGCGATCCGATCGGTATTCTTTTCCACTTTATCTGATAGTTCGCGGATGGCCTTCACATCTTCCCAACCTCTGGATTGCATATCATAGATCAGCCTCATTTGTTCACGGATCGGTTGCATACCGCCACGGATATCTTCCAGCAGGATACGGACGGCCCCGGTCTGACCGGCCAATAGGTCGATGCTTTCCTGGGAAGCTTTGGCATACGCGCCTTTCAGGGTATTTTCGGATATATCTTCTTCTTTCTCCGGCTCTTCCACCTTATCTTTCATCAGGCTATCAGCCCAACCGAACTGCCTGTCAATCTCTTTTTGCAGTTCTTCCGCCATATTATAGATATAATCCTGTTCCCAGCCGGAAAGGACATTGTCGGCATAGAACTCCTTCAGCTTGTCACGAATCTTCTCCATTGCACCGGAAGATTCCGTTGCAGCCTTGATGGATTCTGTGACCATCTGGCGCATCATTTTTTTGACGGTATCTTTCGCTGATTCTGCCCGGTCCTCACCGGAAGCCCACGCTTCGGCTTGTGCGTTAGCGAAGTTGTCAATGGCGGATTTCAGGTCTTCACCGAAGATGGCATCTTTGGCCTTCTCCTTGTTTTCTGCTATAACGTCGTTGATTTCCTCGATTTGTTCCTGCCACTCCTTGATACGGCTGTCATCAGTTTTTTTCTTGTCCTGTTCCTCTCTGATCTGTTGCTGGATAAGGATCTTCTGTTGCTCCAGCAGCTTGTTGTTCTGCTCAATCATTTTGGAAGCATCCTTTGAATAGGCCTTCTCGATTGACTTTTCCAACTTACCGTAAGATTTATCCAATGTATCAATTTGATCCTGCAACCGCTGGATACGTTTCTCGTTCTTCTTGTCATGGATTTTGGCGATGGCACCGGCCAAAGATGTAACGACACCAATGGCAGCACCGGCAGACGCACCGAGTGGACCGAACATGGAACCGGCTTTCGCACCGTTCATTGCAGAACTTACAGTGTCCATAGCCACACTGAAACCTTCAGCTATCCCACCGAATACACCACCAAACGAATCTCCGAGCTTCGAAAACGTGTCAGAGAGGAACTGTCCGGTCTGCATAATTTCACTCATGCCCTCTTCTATTTCTGCCAAACCTTCTTTTAACTTCCTGGCATCACTTTCAGAGATAAAGACTTTTTTCAGGCCATTTGAAACTTTATTAAAAGAGGTTTCCATTTGGTCGGCTTCATGGCGGACATTGGCTATTTCATCCTTGATGGCCTTCAACTGATCCGGTGATTTGCGAAGCACATCAAACTGTTCTTTGGTAATACCGAATGAATTATCAGATGAATATTCCCCTCTTTCAAGAAAAGACAAGAATTTTTCCGCTTCATCCGCAATGGCACGAATAGAGGTGATATTCTTTTTACTCATATCATCAAACAACCGGGTGATAATGGAGGTGCTCTTTTGGGCTTCATTATCCACGTCCGCCAGTTCCTTCTTCATACCCTCTGCAAGGGCAAGTCGTTCTCCTTCCGTTGTAGCCTTTGCTATCTTCTCATTATAAAGCTCCATGATAGCCTGACGCTTTTCCAGATATGAGCCATATTCTTTCAGATACTCGTTCATGGCGCGTTTCTCTGCTTCAATCTGCTCATGGATAATATCAGATGTCGCATTTCCTAATTTGGCCCCGGCGTTAACCTTAGCCATTCGGATCTCAATTGTCTGCTCTTTGGTCAACTTTCCACCTTGTGCTTCTCTCCATTCTTTTTCTCTTGCACGGATAGTATCCAACTCCCTGTCATAATCAAGATTCAACTGAGCGATCTTCTTGTCGGAACCTTCTTTCATTTGGTCGATCTCAGATTGCTGATTCTGGCGGCGAAGGGACAAAAGTTCGCCCCGGAGTTTCTCCTGTAACTTCTTTTGCTTTTCAAGTTCTTTTTTATCCTTTTCCGTAATGCCCGATAACACAGATTCTTTTTTAATTGGAATAGTAACCGGATTATCTTCAACTTGTTCTTTAACAAAAGATAAAATCTCTTCTATTTCTTCTTCAATATTCGCTTTTTCATTTTTTAAATCAAATAATTTTCTTTCAAACAAATGTTTTGATTCTGACCCGGATATAGCCTTATCGTAACGTTTTTGCATATCATCGATAGCTATATTCAATTCATTTATCTTTTTATATCTATCAGAAACCATATCTTGAGAAGCTTTCATTTTAGCACTTTTTTCCAATGCTTTCGTATAAGCCTCTATCGAATCTGTAGCTTCTTTTGTTTGAATATTCTCCAACGATAAATTACCTAAATATTCAGGAGAAATCTCATTTAATCGTTCTATAGCCTCCTTTCTTTTTTCTTTAATAATCGATTCATCCTTTGCAATTGATAGAAGAAGTTCCAATTCTGCTTTTTCATCAGCCATATAATCAATCGTTCCTTTTCTTAGTTTATTTAACCGATCCTGAGCAGTTTCTGTCTCTCTAATTTTATCAGCAAGCATGGCATAAGCAGTTGTTGCCAAACCAACAGCCGTCAATATCGTACCCAAAGGATTTGCTTTCATTACCTTCCATAAAGCAATTGTAGCCAACTTTAATCTGTTTTTTGCTGAAATAGCCACATTAGCCACAGCCGTATCTGCAGCCGTTGTTGCTGTATTCAAACGAGTTGCAGCGATTTCCTGATTCGTTACTGCAACTGCCAACTTCGATTCTACAGACCTTAACTTTTTCGCAGTTGCACTAAGATTTGTAGCGGCAGCTTCTTCACGCTTTGCAGTTGTATTCAATTTAGTTTGAGCAACTTCTAATGCTGCCAAATCATTCGCTTCAAACGCAGCATTAAATTCTTCTTTTGCGACTTGCACTGCTTTTTTAGACATCTCCAAACTCTCTTGTGCAGAAGCTAATTTTTCTCTATTTGCTTTTGCCTGCCTGGTCAAAGATTCCACAAGTCTATCAGCTGTTTTCTTTTCTTGAATAGCCTGCGCTGCAATAGCCTTTACATATTCTTCCGAGCCGGCAACTAAATTCAATTTAGATAGTTTCGCCCGTTGCTCTTCTGTAATCGTTTTTTGCAATGACAAATTATAGGCTTCCTGATATGTACGCTCTTTTTCTTTAGCAAGAACCGACTCTCCTGTCAGTTTATTTTGAATTGACCTTAAACTATTAGATATAGCAATTTTTGCGGATAATGCCATTTCTGCAGCGGTCGCTCCTATAGCCGAAGATTTATAGGCTAAGTACGCACCTGAAACCCCTAAAAGCAACTTTTCCAAATTTTCAATATTGCCTTTGATATTTCCTGTCTCAAATCCCTGATTAATAGTTTTAGCTGCTTCTGATATATTTTTTAATATCACTTCTCCCATCGGACGCAAAGCCGCCTGGATGTTATTCGACAGAAGCGTCATTTGATTGCCGGCTTCATCCGCCATCTTCTCAAATGCAGCTTCCGTAGCCCCTAAAGAGTTCTGTAACTCTCCGAGATCACTCGCTGCCGACTTAGCATTCTTTCCGGTCAAAGCCAATGTTGCAGCCAATCCTTCATCCGTACCGAGCATTTCCTTCATCTTAGAAGCAGAACCGCCAGCCTTCTCGTTAATCAACTGCAATGCTTCCTGGAAAGTACGCCCTTGAAAAGCGGCATCCCCAAGTTCCCCGGCAGTACCCTGGATAGCAGCCCGGATTTGGGTCATTGCCTGCGCTGTCGGCGTACCCTGTTTGGTCAATGAAGCGACTGCACCCAACACCTGATCAATACTGATCCCGTATGCGGCCGCAATAGGCGCAACCTGGGCTATGGAGGCTCCTAATTCGCCAAATGTAGTCTTACCCAATCGGACAGTTGTAAAAAGCTGATCAGAGACTGTACCAGCCTCCTCTGCTGACATCTTATAAGCATTCAGGATCGTTGTAACAGCATCGGCTGCCGTCTCGGTTTCTGTAAGCCCTCCCACGGCTGCTTTAGCCGAAACTTCTAAAATCTTCATACCATCTGCCCCATCATGACCGGCAGAAACGATACTATAGAGTGCTTTGGCGGCCTCCGGAGCCTTAATCGGTATCTCTTGGGTTATGGACATAACCTGGTTCATAAAACCGGTCATATCATCCGTCACCTGTGTGGAAATGGTCGCCACTTCCAGCATGTTCTTCCGGAACTCTTTTTCAAAGTCATATGAGCTTTTTGCAGCCTGTGCAAAAGCAGTTGCCGCACTGATACCAATGCCACCGAATACGTCAAAAGAGGTAATCTCACTTGCCAGAGTCTTGATAATTCCCATAGCCTCGCGTTTCCCTTCGTATAAACCGGAGTTGTCGATACCAGTAGCCATAAATAAGGCTCCATCCCTATTTTTGATTCCCATAATCCGTTTATGGTAAAATATAAACATTTGTATTCAGGAATCTTTTGTATATTTGCTGTATGAGTCCAACGGTTTTTTATAAAAATGGAATGCGTTTCTTTTTCTTCTCTTTAGAAGAAAACAGAATGCATATACATATCAGACAGGCAGAAAAAAAGGCTAAAATTTGGATAGAACCTTCTATTTCTTTAGCTGAGAATAAAGGTTTTTCTTCAACTGAAATTTCAAACATACTAAAGGAGGTACAAAAACATGAGCGTATTATTAGAGAAAAATGGAACAACCACCGCGGAAGTAACAATGATTAATGCACGCGGTATCCTCCTTTTCGTAGGAGGAAAGGAATATTATCTATCGTATGACAGATATCCTTGGTTTAGAAATGCAAAAGTCTCGGATGTATTGGATGTAACCATGCCGGATGAAGAATCGTTGCGTTGGGATGCAATCGATGTGGATCTTGAGATTGACAGCATAATTCATCCGGAACGTTACCCGATATCTTTTTAACGAACAAAGCCCTGCTAACTTCACAGTCCGCAGGGCTTTCTTACTACCAAACAAATCAAAATTTATCACTATGACAAAACCTTTTCTCTACTTTCAATGTAATATATAGTTATGCAGATAAAACTTTCTTTATCCGTTTCACATGGCCTGTATCGAAGTCAACCATTTCAACCCATTCTCCATCTTCCTCTTTAATTGACGTATCTTCCGAATGAAAATCTTTAACCCTTCGACTCATCAAATAACCACGTTCACGAAGCATGCCGACCAACAAAACAAAGCTGCTATCCAATATTTGTTCATGAGAATAGCCGAAAGCCTCGTTGCAGGTCACTAAGAACATGAAGCTGCTTTGAGGGCCTTCTTCTTCCATGTCTCGCTGTTTTTCTGAAGGGCTATTATCTCCACTTCGCTTAACGGGCTCACAGCTTCCAGCGCTATGATAGTACGAGAAAAAGGGTTACAGCCTATCCGGTACAAGACGGCATTCAGAAGGATATAGATATCCTCCCATGTACAGTTGTCTTTCAGAACTTCCCGGAACCAGGCCGGCATATCACCTTTCTTATTATGAATGCCAAGGCATACGATTTCAAAAATAAGTTCGTCATATTTGGCTATCAGTTCGGCGACTTGATTGGAAAATCCTTTATTCTTATCAGCAATCAAAACATCTCTATCCTCTTTATCGATATAAAGCAAAAGAGGCTTTATTCTAAACCAGGTGCGGACAGTGATCGGAGTTATGGCGATACTATCCCCTACCGTCTTTCCTTCCGGTAATGATTCAAGCCGGGTAAATTCAAACGGAATGGTTACCGGCTGACAAGAAACGGATTCACTTTCTAACTGAAGTACTTGTTTTACACTCATATTTTCGATTAAAATATAAAAGCCCCGGATAGTTCCGAGGCTTTCGATAACCTAAACAACAGTCCTTAATTATTTTGCTGCTTGTACGGCTTCTGTTTCTGCGCTTGTCTTCTCTCCGGAATACAAACCGTTTGCCGTAAACTTGACAAGGATTTTATCGCCTTCATTTTCCGGCTGGATCATATAACTGTCACCAATAGCCCCCTCAATATCTTGGGCTTCTCCCTGGCCATCCACTTTACGTTGCCATTGGAAATCACCAGTCGCTTCCGCTGGTGTCAAGGTGGCCATAAGCGTTTCACCAACTTTGGGTGTACCGGTGATTACAACTGCCGTTACCGGAGTAAGGGTTACATTCATCACCGCCCGACCGAACGAAGATCGTTGCTGCCCTGCAGAGGTAATTGCTGCCAAACGGGTACATTTAACTAGCAAAAGGTCTGTTTGTTCTGAAGACGGAGCCTGACTCAAGCGGGCACTGACTTTACAAATGGCAAATGTATATTCCGTATACTTACCTTTGTACGGTGTTGTCTGTATCTTGAACGATTTGCGGATATTTGGAATATCAATCGGAGCATTCCACTTACCACCACTTACAGAACCACCACAAAACGCGAGCATCTCCTGAGCTGTCGGCGACGGGATAGCAAATTCAAAACTATCCGGGTCGCCAGCCTTATCGAATGACTCCCAAGGATCTTTCATCCCTTCCGCACGAAAATCGACAGAGGTCGCTTCATTGAAATTGAAAGCAACTGAGCCTTCATGAACGATCGGACACTGTGTATAAATAGAGGCCGGAACACCATCACCGGGGTCACCATATCCTAAGAAGGATACGCCTACCGCCAAACTTCTTTCATTAGCCATATTCTTAATCTATTTCTGTTATTACTTCAAATCTTATATTTGTACAATCGAAGCCTTCTTTTGCTTCGCCAAGAGGTTCGGACCATACGATCCGAGATTTCCAATACATGCCGAAAGGAGGTGTGATATTTCGTAGTGCAGACTTAACTTTTCGTGTCACTCCTTTCATTAGCTGTCGATCAGGCCTGCCTTTCGCTTGATTCTTCACAAATACGTTGATATTAACTGAACCTTTATTCACAACCTCTGTTTCATTTAACGTGAGCATCCGGATTGTGATATGATTCTTTGTCTCACCATCACCAGAGCGATCTTTGTACAGAATAAAGCTCGTACTGACCGGTTCAACCGCATCATACACGATATCTACTATATCAAACTGATCAGCCATATCAATATCCTTTCTCCGCTAGTTTGTTGAATAATATCCGACTCTGTTTCTTAATCCATTCTTCGGTATGGTCGGAAGCACCGGATACCACATCCAAATTATAGATCCCCTCTACATAGACAGCGTATGGCATAGCTGCGACACCGATCAACCCCCATCCATCCGAATAAGATTTAGCCAGTTCGGAAACTAGCCGTTTCGCTTCCCGGATACCGGTCTGTTTATCGGTTCCTTCTGCAGACTGTTGGTAATCCTCTGTCAGTATATCGCCATCCTTGACAATCACATAACCTATAGAACTGCGGAGATTGCCGGTTTGGTCTTGATAACTCTTTTTTTTGCGAGCAATCTTCACGAACTCTTCCCCGGCACGTTGCAATAATTTGTATATCCGCTCTTCCGCCCGATCCACATAATAATCGAACCAGCGTTCCACTTCTCTATCGCTCCACATCGGAGTCAAACCACCTTTCCTTGCCATCGCTATACATAAATTACAGAGTGAGTCTGAAACGGCTCCCAACAGATAATATCCACATCGAGAGCGATACTATCAATCCGGATATGCTTCGCATTTTCCACAGGACGGGCCTTTGTCGAGAACTCACCGTGTACGATAAATTCCTTCCCATCGACATTCCGCTTCAATTGCTGTCCGCTATTGGATGGAAAGTATTGCCCTGTAACCTCTATTTCCGTCGGTTCTCCGGCAACCCATTCCCCTTTTACCAATTGTCCGGATTGGATTGTTACTATCGCTTTATGTGAATACCGTCTTACCATCTGTTTTGCGCCCTTCCTTTTGGAACTTCAATCTTATTCCCGATCAGTTCTGCTTTCTCCGGTTCCCCACCTTCCCTATACAGCCGTTTTGCCGTAGCGTCATACCAGGAACGAGGATAAGTGATAGAGAGTTTGTTTTCTGTGAAGTCCGGTAGACCACCGACCATTGAATACAGGTCGGCAGCCACCAGCTTTTGTTTTTGAATATCGATCGTCTTACTATCTTCTGTACCTTCAAAACCGCGTCCCGGCAAAACGACGTTATCCAAAAAATCTTCACAATCCGCGAGACCGGGATAAGCTAGTATTGTATCTCGAATCGTCTTAGCCATGATTGTTATTCTCCGTTTTCAGTA